ACCCAAACAACTGAATTTCAATGAAATAGTTCTTTTATATTCAGTTTCGCCCACAATTAATGAATAAGTTCTTTTAATTCCATTCTCCAATATACTTTCCTCTGCAAGATAAAGATAAACATCACCAACAATTGGATTAATAGTTTGATAATTAAAATAATACACATCAAAACTACTACTGCCTCCAGATTGCGGAATATTAATACTTCCCTTTGACAATGCTATTGTTGGAACATCATCTGCATTAGATATAACATTGATAGTATAAGTAGTTAATAAACTGCCATTAAAAGAAACATTTGCTGTAATAGTTGAACCAGTATATTCAGTTGGTATTGTTATATCACAATGTCCTTCATAATAACCATTTTCATCTAAACTTCCGTAATATTCATAATCATTTATCTCTTCCAGTTCTGGGATATTGATTGTTATATAATCATTTAAATCATCTGGCAATGTTGATAAACTTCTATAGATTATTCCATCTTCGTAATAGATACCTTCAACCATTGGGTTTACTACTTGAATATCCCATAATGGAAAGGTTTCTGCATTCCATCCCAAAGTTCTTAATGTTACACCAGAATTACCTAAATAACTGGAATAATCTGAACCTTCTGGATAATAAAACGTTCCATTTGTCTTTACACCTTGAAATGTTGGATAATAATCATTATAAAAATTTGGTGCAACATAAGATTTAAATGTTATTTTGTTTAGTTTTTTACAATCATAAAAGCAACCTTTACCTATATATTTTAAACTACTAGGAAGTTCAATTTCTTCTATGGCAGACCCTCTAAAATCAAATGCTCCTAAACTTATAAAGCCTTCTCTTAACCTTATTGTTTTCAAACTGGTACAATAAAAAAATGTTTCTTCAGTAAAAGGGAACATATTAACACCATCTGTTTGAGTTATAGAACTTAAAGAAATACAATTAGCAAATATTCGTTGACCATCAAAATTGGTATCTCTATTAGGTATATGAATACTAGATAACGAAGTACATTCGGCAAATGCATAAGAATCCAAACCAGAAACATTAACTGGTATATTAATACTAGTTAATGAAGTACACATTCTAAACATTGAATTACATAATCTATAATCACCTAAAGTTGGTAATATAACATTTACCAGACTTCTACAACCATCAAATGTTACACCAGCAAAACTACGTACATTACCTTTTATTTCTACTGATACCAGATTTACACAACCTTCAAAAGCTCTGCTACCAATTGTATAACCAGAAGATGGTGCGCTATCATTTACTATTTTTACTTCTGTTAATGTAGTAAAACCGCTTGCAAAACTATCTGGGACATCATCCACGTTTAAACCAATTCCATAATATCCTTCATTATCTGGTGTGTGACTTGCTCCCACAATGCCAGCGCCATTTAAATTCCAACTACTATCTGGTATATAAGTACCATTATTTGTTTTATATCTTATACTTACCATATCTTTTTTATTAAAATATACTGGCAACAAAAAAATAGCGCTATCCATATATCCCATACAAATAGCGCACCTTGAACTAATTATTTTTGTTTAAAAAACGATAAAACAAAGGTATAAAATAAATATTTACCACCAAATGTTTTAAGGCTGAAATGCTGTTTTCCACCAAATTTATAAGGAACTCGAACTATCTATGTGAAACATTCCTTATTCTTATTATTTCTATTTTTTGGACACAGGATATTACCAAATATTATTTAGTAATCTATTTATATCTTCGTTAACGTCTGCAATAAACGCTTCTTTTATACTGTCTTTCATTTCAGTATATAAAGCGTCATTTGTTTTTGTTAGCGTCATTTGTGGTTTTGTTCCTTTTTTACCTATTGAACGTGCAATTATATATGCTAAACTTTTTTCAGTTGGTAGTTTGCCATTCCTTTTTTCTCTTACAATAGGTTTTATTTTTATCCATCTTTCAATTTCTGCTACTGGTGGACGTTTACCAGATTTCCTCCCGTATTCAACGTAATACCAGTATTTATTTAAGAATAAAGAAACGCTATAATATATACCATCAAAATCTATATCAAAATCAACGCTTTCAAATAATTTTTCTCTTTCGTCTTTGATAGTAGTTTTGCTGACATTGGTTCCATAACGTTTCTTTATTTCTGTGCCATACTGGTTTAATAGTTTTTCTAAATTCGGATATTCCATTTCTAATGCTTCCTTTTAAACTCTTCTATCTTCTTTTTTTCCTCCTCATCCCTATCTTTGCAATAACATAATACATTGAAAAATTCTATTATTCCAAATTCCAATACATTATGCCACGTTTCATTTTCAGTCTTTGCAACCCTATCAATCATTATAAAGGTTTTCCATTTAGAAGAGAATGAAGTTTCATCTTCAATTCCATCTTCATCTTCCCATCCTTCTCCTTCCTTATCATCCTCTTCAACTTCTTTACCAAATAATGATGGATAACTATCATTAAGTTCTTTGAATAAGAGAAAAAAAAACCAGATAAATTATTTACATCCGTAACGGATAACATCTTTATATCGTCCATTACCTTTTCTTTGTCATATTCCCCATATTTTTTATACTTTGGAATAAGTAAAGAAGATAACATACCAATAATATCATTATTCTTTGAATATTCTGTGTAATCTATGTACTGGCTTACATTCATACTCTGTAAATCTAAAGTTGGAATATAAACCATCCCATTTATTATATATTCCTTTTTTGGTGATTTCCTTTTTATCTCCCCAGATAGGAACATACTTTTTTCTGCCAGTTTATTGTATTCTGGAAGAGATAAGTTTTCAACATCTTCAAAAGTCATATCAGATAAGATTGATATTATTTCTATCTGCTTATCAATATCCGACTCATCACAATCCATTACATCCCTTATTTCCAGAAATTTATATAATGGCAATTTATCATAACTATCTATTATCATCTTATATAATATTTACCTCTTTTATTTATTAGTCCTAATGCCTTAACAGCAATCATTAAACTCATTACCCTATCATCGTGCAATCCAGTTGGGGCATTATAAGCAACATTCTTTGTTCTTGGATTATATACTGCTTCATAACTTGCTATTTCATTGGTTTGTTCTGGAATATCTAACAAACTAATTTGGTTCTTTTCCAACTTGACTTGAAGTTCTGATACCATTTCAGCCTTTGAATTGTTGGTAGTTGTGACCCCTTCTATTTTTACATTTGGTAAAGCCTTTATTAGTAACTCTGTCATTGGTGTTCCAATACTATTGTTTTCACATAGTACGAATTCCAAACGTTCTATACTTTTTAAAATATCTACTATTCTATCAATCGTATCGGTTGTATTAAGGTTATTGAAAGCAATCAAATCTATTTCATTACCATCTTCATCCAGTAAAGTTATACTGGTATTATCATTACCAGTTCCGCTACTCCAGTCAATTCCAACAACAATCCTTTTTCCTTTATAACTTCTTTTTTTTACATCCTTTGCAATGCAACTTTTAAAGTTACCAAATACAACACCATCATCATCTAAAAATTCTCCTAAAAATTCAGTTTTAAACTGGTTCTTTGGTAGTATTTGTTCAAACTCCTTTAATTTATCCTCTGACAAAAATTCAGATAAATCATACTCATTCCAATCAACAGAATAATAACCTTTATCACCATTCAAACCTTTCATAAAGAACCTATAGAAAAAGCAATTCTTAAACTTTGGTGTTGAAATGATTAGTATTGGCGCTCTATGTACGTTACAGAATGGAAGTACTGCTTGAAGTATATCTTCTGAAAGGAAACTTGCTTCGTCCAAAATTAACACACCAGAAATTGTATAACCTCTTAATGATTCAGTTCCTTGCTCGGAAGATTTGAATAATATCTGGCTACCATTTTTTAAAGTTATTTCTAATGTCTGTTCATTCTTTTTCTTTATGATACCAGTCATTTCAATGGCATTAACTATATCCTTAAATACCTTCCTTGATTGTGCCAAAGTAATGCTTATTAACATAGAGGTTGTGGGATATTGGTTAATACCAAACCAGAGTAGAATATTTTCAGCCATTGTTGTTTTACCAACTTGTCTTCTGGACCTGACACAAACAATTCTATCCTTTTGCCCCAGTATTAGTTTATGAACTGCTCTTTGGTGTTCTCGTGGTCTATAACCTTCAAAATTAAGATTCAATGTTCTCATTATCACCACCAAAATTAAATTTATAAATGTGTTTTATTTCTGTTTCAACTTTTTCATTGTAAATGCCATTTATCTTATTTAGTTGTTCATTGGCTGTTAAAGCATTTTTTAAGTCACCACGTGCAATAGACATATTTAATAGTTGTTCAGTTCTGCTTATTTGAATATCTCTATAATACTTTTTTACCTCTTCATTATTTTCAACCAGATTATCCATTGCATCCTTGATATATCTGTAAGCAGTATATGTTCCAATACCTAATAGTTCCTTTAAACGTTGGTGTACCATTGGTTTGCTCATTCCATCATTAATGCATTTTTGAATATATAGTCTTCGTAATTCCAATTTATCATTAACCCAGAATGCTTTATTTTGGCGCTCTGATTTAGGTTTATACACAGATTGAATAAAATTTTCAATCTCTTCAATGGTGTAATTTTTAAATAAAGGTACAATCTCTTCTGTTGGTGCTAATTCATATACTGGTTTTTTTACGTCCTCTTTTTTTGCTACTTGTGACTTCTTTGCCATTTTCCTTTGTAATTATTTCTTTTTCAATTATTTCTTTTGAAGGTTCAAGTTCCCAACCATCTTTATAATTATTTTTTAACCATTTAGCGACATTTAAACACAACTCCATTATGCAACTTCCACAATGGATATTACCAATGTATTTTTTATCTATCATCCTTTCCCATAAAGCAATCAGTTTCTTTTTCGTTGGAACATCCATATTTCTTATATATTTATGCTTGTATGCTGTCTCTAATTGGTTTTGAATTGATAGCAAGAAATCTTTATCTTCTTTATTTAAAATATAACTCATAAATTATTTATTTTCAATTATTTCAATTATTCTTATTAAAAAAACATTTAATGCCGTTAGTATCAAATCAATAAGTAATTTAATTATTGGTGTTGAAACGGCTATTAGTAATAACAATACCAGATTAAGGAGGGATAACTCTTTGTTTATGATAAGGAATATTAATCCAATCCAAAAAGTTAAACACAAACTGCAATCGAATGGTTTTAATCTGAAGTATTCATACTTCTTTTTACTAACCATTTTCCAAATCCATTCCTTCATAGTTGGCATAAAATCTGTCATATCTATTATGATTGTACTAATTACAGCAATGTAAAATATTTTTAAAACCATTTTTCAATCTCCTTTTGTTTATTTATCATTATCCCTTTTATTCTGTTTACTTCATTGGCAACTGATTGATAACTGCAACCCAGTTTTTTTGCAACCTCTCTTAAACTACCATATTCGGCATATAACATAATTATTGTTTTATCTGCTCTTTCCAGTTCATCCAGACACAACAATAATTGCTTCCCAGTAGTTTCATCATCCCATATATCTGGTTTTTCGTATCTATACTTTTTATCCAATTCTTGTACTTCTTTTCGCAATTCTTTGATATTCATCATTTTAATAATTATCCATAAATGTTGGTGTTATCTCTTCTGAAAGACTTTGAAACTTTTTATATTTAACGTAAAATGGTGAAGTTGTGCTTATCAGATTATTTACAACAATCCTTGATAAAAAGAACCTTAAACTATCATCACCATACATCCTTAATAGTTTCTCTTCATCCATCTCCAGTAGGCTTATATAAATATCATTCTCCAAATCATTTAATTCATTGTATGACCATTTGGCAGTATTGAGGATAATCTGTTTCAATATCTTCCCCTTACAGAGATATTCAACTAACTCATATTTATTATTTATTACTGGTTTTTCTTTGTACTTGATTTTTTTCATACTGCTAGTTTTAATTCTTGATAAGTCATTATTTTCCCTTTGTTGATATCTAGTTCAGACAGCTCTTTATTTTTCTCTATATACCATTCTTTTGTTGTTTCTGAATATGATATTACATTTCTTTTGGTATTTCCTTTGAATGCATTCTGAATGCATTTACTTGTGAACATTAAAACCTTTTCATTCTTTGGGTATAGTATAATCAATATTGCATCTTCTATTGAATCTTCATAGCAAGTTTTATCTATCATTGTGGTTTTAAAATCATCTATAGAATAATTCATTCTATTTTTGATATGAACTTTATATTTATTGCCTTTCTTTGTTGTTACATAACCATCTATTCTGTCATATTGGTATTCAGTCCAATGGATTTCTGCATATCCAGTTAAGATTTCTTTAAGAATGTGTTCTGCCATTATTCTATCATCGCTATCATTGTGAAATTCTCTTTTTATCATTAAACATAGTTTTTTATCTCTCTATTATTGTTTTATAATAAATATCTGGGTTTTCTAAAAATTTACGATTTGCAAGAAAAAAATCAATAAAAAATAAAAAAAAGGAAACTAATTATTAGTTCCCTTTTTCCAATATAAATACAATATAAACTTATTATTAATTACCTACTTTTTTGTAGGATTTTTTCTCTTCTATTGGTTTGTAAATCTCTTTCATAATTTATAAATTAAAAATTGTTTTAAATTCATTTATCATAGTTTTGCTTTGCAACTTCGCATAATGCTGGGTTTGTCTTAAATTTGAATGTCCCAGCGCTTTTGAAACTACCTCTAACCTAACACCTTCATTTAACAATAACGTTCCATAGGTGTGGCGGGCAAGATGTGAATGCAAGTTCTTTTCAATACCACAACTAACACCTAATGCCTTCAGATAAATGTTATAACGTTGATTTGAAATTTTAGGAAGATTTCCATTGTATTTGTCCCAGATTTTCTTTGCCATTGGTAAAACTAAAGATATATACTCTACTTTGGTTTTTTGCCTATTTTTCTGAATGTAACATATCCCATTATTTTCTATTAAATCTTTTGGTTCTAAATTATACATATCAATGAATGCTAAACCAGTTCCAGTTTGAAATAAGAATAAATCTTTTGCTTTTTGTAAATAATTGGTAGGCATTTTAGCATTTATTATTCTCTCAATCTCTTCTTTATTTAATGCTACGATTTGTTTTTCTCCTTTGCTTATTTTTTGCAATGTATTAAAAGGATTAGTTCTTATCTTTCCGTTATTAAGAGCAAAATTGAAGATACATTTTATTCTTGTTATTTGCCCAGATAAAGTACTTTGTTCATATATGCCTTTGAGATAGTTTAGAAATTCATCTGCATCAGCATTATTAATTGCAGTTAATTCTTTTTTTCTATCGTGTAATTTAAATAAATTTTCAAATGTTATTATGTATTTTCTAATTACATTAGGATTTCTTTTCTTTTGTACTTCAATGAAATCATTAAATAAATCTTCTAATGTATATGTTTTAACACCCCCAGTTTTGATATACTCCTTTATGGTGTGCGCTGTAATAGGTGTTCCAGATAACATTAGTTCTTTTTGAACTTCATAAATCTTCTGGGTATATACATTTAGATAGTCTTTCAACTCATTAGTTTTCTTTTGGCTGTATAACTTCTCAAATGTTTCTGGTTCAATTTTTCTAGGCAAATTTATAAATGTTCTTTTGCCATTGACAATTAGACTGACCTCAATGGGTGCTAACCCTCTGGTTGTTGCTTTACTTTTCCTACAATAATAGGAAATTGAAAATGTTGTTCGTTCCATTGTTTTTTTTGTTTTAATTCATTAATACTCTGGAAGATAACATTAGTAATGTGACTGGTTTTTTTGTCCCTAAAAAGGCTACAAGTTATATAGCAAAATTTATGCTATATTCTAACTTTTTCATCTGATTGAGATTATACCTTTTCGGGTACAAAATAACGTAAATAACTGATAATTATACCTTTGAGGGTATAAAAGGATTGATAGGAAGGTTAAAAAAAAGAGACTCTGGTTTTTACCTGAATCTCTTTAGCGGAAGAAGAGGGATTCGAACCCCCTACTATAACCTAATTATCAATATTTAAGTTACTTACCTCAATCAGAGATTACCTCTTATTACTGGTGTTATCTTTACCAGTCACAAAGATAGAACATTTATTCCAATTAATAATAAAAATACTATAGAATCTTCTGGATTATGTGAAATTTGGTATAAAAATGGTATAAAATTATGTGCAACTTCGGTATATTTTAATAAAAAATGATACTGAAATTAATAAACAATGTAACTCATAAAGAATATGAGATTTGGAATGATGTTAAAGGAATAAACGGATATTATGTTTACCTTAATATCATATTACCAGATGGAATGGATGATGGAGAATACAATTACCAACTAATCCACGAGAATAAGATAATTGCTACTGGTTTGTTGCAGATAGGAAAATACGAACCAGAAATTAATGAATATAATACTGAAGATGAAATAATACAATACAATGGAAGATAAAAAGGAAAATAATAAAGTAAAAGTAGGATTTGCAAGTATAAATAGGTACGTTGTAGATTATATACCAGAAAATGTAAGCAAGGAAATAAGCAACAAAGATTTTTCAATCTGGGGAAATGATAATAGATATCCAGAATTTTTGGCTGGAATCGTTGAGAAATGCAGTACTTTAAATAGTATCATCAATGGCATTACTGATTATGTAATGGGTGATAGCATTAATGTTACCGATGAGATAAGGAATGAAATAGAACTGGCAGTAAAGGATTATGTAACCTATGGAGTTTGTTATTTTAACGTGCTTTATAATAGTTTTGGTAAACTGGCAAACATTAAAACTTTGGATGCAAAAAATGTGAGAAGCAATAAAGATAACTCTGTATTTTTCTATTCAGAAGATTGGAATAAAACTTATGGTAGAGTAAAATGTATTAGCCTACCAAAATATCAAGAAGGTGTTGTTACCAAAAGTTCTGTTCTAATGGTCAAAAATAATAGTAGGGAAACATATCCTACACCGCTATGGAACACAGCAATTGAAAGTTGTTTAACTGATGTTGAAATTAATCATTTCCATTTTAACGAGGTAAAAAATGGATTTAATGCCAGTACTATCATTAACTTTAATAATGGTGTTCCAACTGATGAAGAGAAGGACGAAATAGAAAAACAGATTAATAAAAAATTCTGTGGTGCAGAGAATGCCAGTAGATTTTTGTTGGCATTTAACAGCAATAAAGATAATGCTGTAACTATTGAAAAACTAAACACAGATGATTATGATGAAAGGTATAATAGTCTTGCTAAAAAGGTTAGACAAGATATTTTTACCACGTTTAGAGCAAATCCGAACCTCTTTGGTATAGCAACAGAAAATTTGGGTTTTTCATCTGAAGAGTATGAAAGTAGTTTTAAATTATTCAACAAGACGATGATACAACCAATTCAAAAGAAAATGGTTGGTGCATTAAAACCTTTGATGGATATTCAGATTAAGCCTTTCACCTTAAATAATAATGAATAAGTAATAAATAGAGATATGGTATTATTAACAAGCGAAAAATATATAAAGGAAAATTCTGGATTAGATGATAATTTGTTTGGTAAGTTCTTACTTCCAGCAATGAAGGAAGCACAAGAAATAGGACTTCAACAGATTATTGGAACTAAACTATATAAGTCATTGCAAAAGAAGATTAAGGACAACACAATAAGAGAAAATGAAAAGTATGAAATGCTTTTAAATCTATATATTCAGCCGTATTTAAAGTATAGGGTATTAACAGATATCATTCCCATTATTGGCAGTAAATTAAGCAATATGGGCGCTGTTATAAGCAATGATGAACATATTGTTCATTTGGGTGAAACAGAAAAAGCAAACTTAATGGAATATTGGGGATTTAGAGCCAATTTTTATTGTAAGAGGATGCAAGAATTCATTCTGGAATATAGGGATGATTTTGCGGAAGTAGATGAGAAATGTTGTAATCAGATTAATGCTAATTTATATAGTATGTCTGATTGTGGCATTTGGTTAGGTGGAATAAGAGGTAGAAAATAAATCTAATAATATGACTTTAATTAATTTAATAGATACTTTAAAAAGTATAGCAAAGTTGCAACCAAATATAAGGACTGCAACAGATGGTAGTATATATGAAGTACTGAATGCAAATGCTGGTGTTGAGTACGGAGTTTTTCATATTACCCAGACTAGCCACGTTAATAGTAATGGATTTGATACCTATGGATTAAATCTTTTCATTGTTGATAGACTAATGGACGATGAAAGTAATAGAGTTTTAATTCAATCTAAAGCAAAAGATGGATTAACTAATATCATTAATACGTTCTGTGAAGATTATATGGCAGACCACGAAGATATAATATTCCAGCCTTTTACAGATAGGTTTAAGGATTATTGTGCTGGAGTTTATTGTTCTGTTAGAATACAGATTGCAGAAGATAGTAGTTGTACTTTGGATTATGAAAACAATGAATATAAGCCAAATATATTGATATTAAACAACCAGAATATTACTATTAGAGAAAATGGTGTATATTACCCAGATGAAGGATTTACTGGATTTGGTAAAGTAAACGTTGATATTCCTATTGA